GGCCCACCCACCACCACGGCTCACCCACCTGAAAGGCCGGCAGGCAGCCCGCCGCCAGCGCCAGCGGCATCACGGCAGCAACCACCGCCTGCAGCCAGGCCTGGGCCTGCGCGTGGCAGGGTGACAGTAGCGCCGATGGCGGCACCCAGCCAGTCAGGCCGATCGCGCCTTCGGCATCGCGCTGGGCCCAATCGGGCGGACAATGGGCAGCAATCAGCTCCATGGACAGCGACAGGATCGGCGCAAAGCCCAGCGCATGGGCCCGCGCCAGAAAATCGGCATGCCAGGCCTGCGCCGGGCCACACAGCGGCCGTGCCGGATCGACGCGGTAGCCGCCAGCGCCATCGGGAAGCAGCGCCATGAAATGGCTCATCCCCAGATAATGGGTGATGGCCCCGCGCCAGCCGAGCAGCAGCGCCTGATCGAGGATGCGTTCCGGCGTCTGGTTATAAAGATCGTCATAGGCCGTGCACAGCCGCCAATCGTGCGGCGGCAGGCCCGGCTGGCCGGCGGGCAGCACGGCACCATCACCATCAACCAGCAGGCTGGTGAGCCGGGCCTGGCCGCTGGCCACGGCGGGCAGCGGCGCATCCGCGCCGTCATGGCCGGGCGGCACAAGGCTGATGAACAGCCGATCAATATCGCCGGCCCACACCGCATCGGCTTCACCCGGCAGCAGGAACCCGCCGGCCAGCGCATCGAAATCCAACGCGATTTCGGCATCGGTGGGGCTGCCGCTGGCATAGTTCCACAGGCGCACAAGCCAGCTGCGCGCAGCGCCGGCGGCATCGCGCCCTTCGATGGTGAGCACCGGGCCGTTCACCGCATCCAGCGGCAGAATTGCCCCCGATGATTGCCAGCGGAACCGCCACACCAACCCGCGATAATCGCGCCGTGTGGCCAGCGCGCACAGCGGATGGCTCCAGCGATCAGCCGATTCCCAGATCAGGCCGGCCAGATCGGCTCGGCGCTGGAATTCCACATCCACCACAACCGTCTCATCGCCCTGCGTGGTCACGCTGGCCATCATCGGGCGCGGGAAATCCACCAGCCAGCAGCGCGGATCGAAACGGCGCACCCAGCGCTGCCGGCCCTGATCACCGGCACCGGCCAGCCACCAGCGCATCATGGCCGCACCCGATCAAGTGCGCGCGCCACCGCCCGCGCCACCTGCGCGCCGGTCTGGCGCATCATCTGCGGGCTGGCATCCCGGGGCGCGGCCACATTCACCGTGATGTGCACCGGGCCGCCGCCGCCGGGCGCGTTGGCCTCCACCCGGCCATTGGCGGTGGGCACAAACAATTCGGGGCCGCGTTCGCCCACCATATAGGGGCGGCCCGCCACCACCGGCCCGCCGGTGGCCCGCCCCGGCAGGCCGAGCAGCCCGCCAAACAGTCCGGCCAGGCCGCGCCCGCCGCCGCCCAGGATGCCGCCAAAATCCAGCTGCAGGGCATTTTGGGCAATGTCGCCCAGCGCCTTAAGGGCCACGTGGCGCAGCTCGCCAAAGCTGAGCTTGCCATCGCTCAATGCCCGGCCCAACGATCGCGACAGGCCCAACCCGGCACGGTCCAGCCCGCTCGCAAAGGGGCCATCCAGCGTGCGCTGCATATCGGAAACCCCGGCCAGAAATCCGCCGGTATCGGCGCGCACCTTGACCACCAGTTCATCCACATTGTCGCTCTGCATCGGGAAACTGCTCCATCATTCGGGCCAGCAAATCGCTGCCGCCGGGCGCATCGCCGGCGGACACATCCTGGCCAAGGCAGGTTCGAAGCTCTGCCGGGGTCGCTGCCCAAAAGTCTGCCGGGCACCAGCCCAGCCCGATCGCGGCTGCATGCGCCGCGCGCCGCGCGGCATCAGCGAAAGCCGTCACCCCGCGCCGGCCAAAATCTGGCCCAACAGCACGCGCAGCGCCGGGGTCGCCCGCGCCAGCCCACCGGCCACCAGCGCATCGGCAAATTCCGCGCGCTCCACGCCCGGCGCAGGCGCGCAATGCCACAGCAGGGCCGCCATTTCGGCCAGGGTCAGCTGGCCCGCCGCCGCCCGCTCACACAGGGCAAACAACGGGCCCAATTCGGCCTCGGCGGCCACCAGTGCGGCAAAGCTGGGCCGGATCAGCACCGGTTGCCCACCCAGCTCCAGGCTGGCCTCGCCCCGCACGGCATTGGCCCCGCTCACGCCGCCACCACGGCGCCACTGCTTTCCAGCTGCAGCGTGTAGGTGCGCTCCCCATTGAAATCGCCGGCATAATCCAGCCGGCTGATCAGAAAGCGGCCGCTCACGGTTTCACCGCTTTCAAATTGCACCTGATAATCATCCAGCGTGCCGGCCAGCGCCGTCGCCTTCACCCGGGCTTCGGCGGCCGATCCGGTAAACACGCCCGAACCCTGCAACGACACCGATCGCACCCCGGCGCCTGACAACAGCTCGCGCCAGCCGCCCGATCCCTGGTTGGTCACCACCACGGTTTCGGTGTTCACCGTCATCTGGGTGGTGCGCAGCCCCGCCACGGTGGTGAAGGCCAGCGGCACGCCGCCATTGCCCACCTTCAACAGGAAGGCCGAACCCTTTTCGATTGCCATGATCTGTCCCTTTCCTCAAATCTGCTCGGTGACGATGCGCAGCTCGATCAGGCCGGGGCGCCAACCATCCTGCACGCCGCCCACGCTCATCCGGATCAGCCGCGCCGAAACGATGCGCTGCCCAGCCCACACGCCGGCCAGGCCGCGCGTCGCCGCCTCCACCGCGCCCAGCACCGCTTTCAGCCGCGCCGCGCCCGGCCGGTCATCCCAAAGGGTCACGGCCACGCGGTGTTCGTGCGCGGTGCCGCTCTTGTGGCCGGCGTCGGTGGTCACATCTGGCCCGATCACCAGATAGGGCGCGGCGGCATCCACGGGCGGGCCATCATAAACGCCCGTCACCACCGGCACCCCGGACAGCGCCGCCACCAGCGCCTGCTGCACGGCCAATCCTGCGCTCATGGCTCATCTCCCGGCCACAGCAGGCGCGGATCGGCCAGGCGATCCCGCCGGCCAAAGCGCGCCTGCTGCCCATCGGGCGCGGCCAGCCGCACCCCGTTTTCATCGGCGGCCGCGCGGCCCAATCCGGCCCAGTGTGCCGCTATCCGCTGCCGCAGCACCGCTGCCCGTGCCGCCGCCAGGGCCGCGCCGCGTGCCTTAAGCCGCGCGGCCAGGGCTGCCGCCATCATGCTGGCCGCCCTTCGCAGCGCAGCACTACCCGGTCGGTCTGGCGCGGATCATCCTCCACGCCCAGCACGGTCAATATCTGCCCGCGCCAGCGCAAGCGGATCAGCAGCGCCGCCGAACCGGCCAATTCCGGGCGCGGCCGCAGCACCACGCGCCAGCGCCGGGTGGATCGCCGCACCTCCCCGGCCAGCCTTGCCCCAGCCCCATCGGTCTGCACCCAGGCAAAGCGGCTGCCCAGCGCCGACCAGGCCCCCGCATCATCGCCGGCCGCATCCCGCGCCGGCTGCCATTTTTCCATGTCCACCCGTTCGGCCAAAAGGCCGGCAAGATCATCCGCCATCATCGGCCTCCCGGTTCAGGCCAGCGCCAGGCGCCGCCACGGCCGCCACAGCGCCGCCACGGCGGCCGGCGGCGGGCCGGCATCGGCGGCATCGCGGTGGGTGAAGAAATGGCTGACCAGCCGCACGATCCCGGCCCGCAGCGGTTCGGGCACCGCGTTCCAATCACTCGCCAGCCCGGCGCGAAAGCGCGCCACCACCGGCGCCTCTGGCTGGCGCGTCAACCGCACCCAGCCGGCGGCATCGCTCGTCACCTCGGCCTCCCAGCCATCGGGCAGCGCGGCCGGCCCGGCATAAACGCCGTTCACCACCACCACCGGCGCGGCCAGCAGGCGCTGCCAGGCCAGATCGCCGGCCAACCGCTGTTCGCCCTCGCGCTCGATCAACCACAGGCCGGTGAAGGCTTCGCACAAGGCCATGGCGGTGCGGATATGGCCGGCAATCACCGCATCTTCATCATCACGCTCCAGCCGCAACGCCGCCTTGCATTCGGCCAGGCCCACCACCATCGCGCCGGCCTCCAGGGAAATTGCTGCCATCACCGGTCCTCCACCCGCACCGTCAGGGTGCGTTCGTCGCTGTTGCCATCGGAAAGGCTGATGCGGTTGACCACGCGATAAACCTGCCCCGCCTGCCCGCCCGAAAGCCGGATTGCGGTGCGGCCGCCGATCAGGCGCGGCTGGCTCAACACCAGCCCGCCCGGCGCCTCCGGCTGCACGCTCCACTGCGATGTGCTGATGCTGCGCCCGTCAAGGTAAAGACTGTCCCAGTCCACGGCATGATCCAGGCTGCTGCCCGGATCCTTCAGGAAGATGCTCACGCGGTCACTCCTTTCGTTCAAACCGGCGCGCCAAGGGCAAATTCCCAGCCCTGCACACTCAGCGCGGTGCCGGCCAACAGCGGCTGCGGATGGCAGATGGTGACGTGCAGCAGCCGCGCCGCCGCATCGTCGATCAGGGCCACATGATCGGCCGTGCCATTGGCCAGCGCCATCAGCCCGGCCTTGCCCGCCACAATCAGGCGGCGGCCGCCGTTTTCGCCATCAGCCAGCGTGAAATCGCCAGGGATCAGGCTGGTTTCGGCCAGGCGCGCGGCGTTGGCGGCGGCGACGCTGGTCGGTTGGCCGGCGGTCACCACCAATCGGGTCGCACCGGCCACCACGGCCAGCGCTGCATCCAGCGCCAGCGGATTGGCATATTTCGCCATGGTCATTGCTCCCTTATGCGACCCGGCCAACAGTCAGCGTGGCCGGGGCGGCGCCCACCCGCAGCAGCGGCCAGCCATCACCGCCCAGCGGGCGGGTGATGATGGCGCTGGCGCTGATCAGCAGCGGGCCGGTTGCCGGTTCCGGCACGATCTTCACCGCCGGCTGCGCACAGCAGGCGATGAAATGGGTCAGGATCATGGCCGCCCCTTTCTCAGCTTGCGGCAATCGCCAGCGTGCGTTCGGCCAGCACGGTGAGGCCATCGCTGGCCAGCATGCGCACCGTCACGCTGCGGCTGCCCGCAAAGCGTTCGGTCGTCACCAACCGGGCGGCCCCGCGCGCCGCCACGGCCACACCGGCCAGGCCCGCGCCCACCCGGTTGCTGCCCTGCAGCGGGTTGCCGGTGCGCAGCAGGGCGGTGAAATTGGTGCCGCCACGGTGGGTCTGATCGTCATACAACAGCCCGTCCAACAGCCGTTCGCTGGCCGCTTCGTCCGGGGTTTCGCTGGGTCCGAACGGCCAGTTGCGGGCATAATCCACGCGGACATTGCTGGCCGGGAAGGCGGCGCCCGTGCTGGTGAGCACGGCGCGGGTGCCATTGGCCGCCAGCGCCACGCTGAACCCGCCGGTGCCGAACGTCAGGCCATTGTCGGTGCTGATCCAGAACTGGTTGCTGATCGCGGCATTGTTCAGGGTGCGCACCCGACGCCCCAGCTCGATCTGGATACTGGTGCGGCTGCCATCGCTGAACCAGGCACCCAGCACGCGCGGGCCATGCGCCTTGATGCTGCGGTCCCAGTGCCAGGCCGCCGCGCGCCCCAGGCTGCGGCCCAGCCGGGCCTGGCCCACCTGGTTGCCATCGCTCACCGGAAAGCTGGAATTGGGCACGCCCGGCGCACTGCCAAAGGCGCTGTGCAGGCTGGTGCTGGCATCGGAGACGATATCCGGCCAATAGGGCCCCAGCACGCCGCGCCCCGGCGTGGCGGCTTCCAGCTGCGCCACGAAATCCAGATGTTCCTGCCGCTTGGCCACCGCCGCCGATCCATCGGTGGGATCGCGGTGGCCGCGCCAGGGCGGCATCAGGATGAAGGGCGCCGCCGGCGCATTGCTGAACCGCGCATCGATCGCCGCCACATAGGCGCTGCGCACCGCGCTGTCCCCGCTCAAGTTCGGGGCCCACATCATCATATGGGCATCGGCATGGCGGCCCAGCGCCGCGGCATAGGTTTCAACAACACCGCTGCCATTGCCGCTACCGGGGCCCGCCACCGCGCCAACAGTGCCCAAAAAGCTCCAGCTGGCATGGCCGCCGTTGACGCTGGTGCCCGCCGCCCAATCGGCCATCGCCGTGCCGTTGATCGCCATGTTGCAGATCAACACCGGATGCCCCGGATTGGCCGCATGCCATTCGTTCAGGAACAGCACGGCGCCATGGCCCACCACCGGTGTCTCATCACTGCGCATCCGCACCAGCGCCGGCAGGGGCTGGGCATAAAGGCTGGCCGTGCCGCCATCCTGATTGCTCAGCTTCAGCAAACTGCCTTGCGCCCCGCTGGCCACTGCAATGTTCAGCACGTTGCTGCCGGGCACCGCGCCCTGGCCAAAGGCCCGTTCCACCCCCGATTGGCCGTGCATCACCAGCACCGTGCCCACCAGCCAATCCTCGCTGGCGGCGGCCTGATCCGGCAACGCGGCATAACGCACGCGCAGGCGATAGGGGCCGCCCACCGGCAGCGTGTCAGCCGTCTGCCAGCTGCCCGCGCCCTGCAAGTCCACCGCCTCCCAATCGAAACCGGGCAGCGCGGCAGCGGTGGCCACGGCTTCCCAGCGGCGCTGCACATCCTGCCCGGCCGCGCGGGTGCCCGATGTGGTGATCGCGCGCGCGCCGCGCCCGCCAATGAACTTCACGGCATGATCGGTGATGCTGGGGTTCACCACCCCGCCGCTGCTGTACCAATGCGCCGGCGCCATGTCGGACACGTCGGCCAGGCCGCCGGAAAGGCTGTTCCAGTTGGTCTCTGTCAGCGCGGCGGCACCGCCGGTGCCACTGTTGGCCAGCCCGCCGGCAAGCGTGCGCAGGGTCCACCAATGGTCCAGATTGCCCAGGCCCTGATCACAATTGGCATAAGACAGGGTGCCGTCATTCTGCGCCGCCACGAGGCTGGCATAGGTGAGGAAGGGGTGGCCGCCCACCCCGGCCAGCGCCGCCACGGCATCATGGTGCGGGCGGTTGTTCGCCGTGTCCCAGGGGAAATCGCCCTGGACCACCGCCACCTGTTCGATGGCAACCCCCACCGGGGTGCGGGCGCTGCCGGTGCCGGCGGCGGCAAAGATCTGGCGCAGCAGGCTGCCGTTCGTGCCCGTCAGCCAGGTGGCGTTGATCGCGGTCGCCGCCACATGGCTGGCCGGCACCCCGCTGCCAATTTGGCAAGCCGCGGCCCAGCCCCGCCAATTGGGCGCGGCATTCGTGCCGATATTGCTGATGCCCTCCACGATCAGGTGCACGCCCGGCGCCAGCGCCAGCTGCGGGATCGACGTGGCCGCCCCTTCGGCGCCAGCCGTGCCGGCAAAGGCATCGATGTTGGTGGCGCGATACCGGGCGATGGGCCGCAACCGGTTGGCCGCCTGGCTGGCACTGTCGCCGCCAATGCGCAGCGTGGTGTCATCTCCGGCGCTGAAATTGCCGTTGCCGCCATTGTCGCGGCCCAGCATCACATATCCGGCATTGGCGGTGAAACCGCTCGCCGGCAGGCGCACGATGATGGCGCGCCAATGGCCCATGATCTGCCCGGCCTGCCCGCCAATGTTGCGGCCGGCGCTGTAATTGGTCTTGTTGATGTTGGCCGCCAACCGCAGATCGGTCGCGCCCAGCACTTGCACTTGAATAGCCATCAGCCGTTCACCACTGCCAGGCCGGCGGGTTCATCCACCAGCACGAAGGACACGCCCGCCGGGGTGGCGGCATTGGGGATCAGATCGCCCACCACCACCGTGCCCCACGCGGTCACCACATTGTTGTTCGACAGGCTGAAATCCGGGCCGCCGGCCGGCGCAGCCACGCGGGGCGCCCGGCCAAACAAGCCCACCCGGCCCACCGCCCCGATCAGCCCGATCATGCCGCCACCGGCATAATGGTCAGGCTGCCGTCGCTGGCGCCGTCGCGCACAAAGCTGATGAACTGCCCTGCGGTGAGGCGCAGATGGAATTTCTCCTCGGCCGCCAGCGGAATGCTGCCGGGGCCCACGCTGGCCGCAACCGCCGCATCGCCTACCCGGAAAAATCCGCGCACCGATGCGTGCAGCAGCACCTCGCCTGCCGCCACAGCCGCCGATCGCACCTGCCCGGGCCCCGCCGTCGTCAGCCGCTGGCCGCCGGCAAAATCATAGGCGCGGGTGCCGTTGGCCAGCGCCTGCACCGCCACCGGCATGCGCCCGGCTTCCAGCGCCGCCAGCTTGGCATCAATGTTGGCCAGGCTGGCATTGCCGCTGCCCTGCGCGGCGCTGGTGGCGGCCCCGGCCGGCAACGGCAGAGCCGCAGCGGTGATCGCCACGCTGCCGGTGATGCCCACGCTCTGGCCGGTGAAGGCCACCGGCAAGGCGGCGGCGCGCAGCTGGGCATCGGTCAACGGCCCGGTCACGGCCAGCGTCGGCGCGCTGCCCAGATTGAAGGTGGGGGTGGCAGCAAAGCCGGGCAGGCTGCCGCCCAGGCTCACCGGCAGGCGAAAGCCTTCGGCATCGGCCACGCGCAGCGCGGCATCGGCGGCGCCAAAGGCCAATTTGGCAAAGGGCCAGTGCACACCGGCAATCTCGTCGGTGGCAAAGGCGATGCCCACGGCGGGCGCGGTCACATTGTCGGGCATGAGGGTCTCCAATGCCGATGAAGGGAAAGATATTGGGGCCGACGGCGGTGGGGGCACGCCGCCGGCCCCGGCCGCAGCCTCAGGCCGAAAAACGCATCAGCTTGATGGCGCGGCTGTCCAGAACCGCCCCGCCAACGCGGCGGGTGGCATAGAAATGCACATAGGGCTTGTTGCTGTAGGGGTCTTTCAACACCATCGTCTCGCGGCGCTGGGCGATCAGATAGCCGGCCTCGAAATTGCCAAAGGCAATGCTCAGGCTGTCGGCGGCCACATCCGGCATCGCATCGGCCTCCACCACGCGGTAGCCCAGCAGCGTCTGCGGCTGTTCCGGCCCCAGGCCCGGCTGCCAGATGAAGACGCCATCGCTGGTCTTGAACTTGCGGATGCGGGCCAGCGTGGCGCTGTTCATCACCCACACCGCCCCCTGACGATAGGGGCTGGCCAGCGCATGGACCAGATCGATCAGCCGGTCCTGCGGATTGGTCGCGGCAAAATTGCCCGCCGCGCCCGAGGTGATGAACTGCAGCGTGCCAAAGGCGCGCGTGGCATCCGCCGTTGCCGCCGTGGGCGCGCTCAGGAAACCGCGCGGCTTGTTCACACCGTCGCCGTTCACGAACGCCACGCCCTCGGCCCGGGCGAATTCGCGCCCGATCTCCTCGCCCAGCCAGGTTTCCACATTGAACCCGGCATCATCCAGCATGGTCTGGCTGGCCGCCGG